TATTTTTTCTTTCATATGGAGCTACAACGATGCCGTGTGACGACGGAATCAGTTTCCCTGTAAATCCGTCCTCTGCAAATTCCCTCGCCCATTTAGGCTCAGTATAGAACCAAATAATAGCAGTTGAAACATTATCACTCATCTCGTTCTTTTTAGATCGCTCCTTAATTAATTCTGAAGCCTGTTTATGCAAAGTGAATGAATGAAGAATTTTACTCATGCTTCAAAATCTCCATTTCAAAATATTCCATTGCTTGTTTAATTAAATGCACTTTATCGAATAAAGCCTCTAAGATTCTAATTTGAGTTTCATCATAACAACCTTTGTGAATAATATTTGGATCACATTCTTCATTGCACTCACAGCCTCTTTCTATCCATTCCCACTCGTTATCTTTAGCCTGAAGTAAAGCTCCAGAGATAACATCCCATTCTTTAGCCTTTAAACCAATCATTCTATAATCTCCTTCGATTGCTCCCAATACTTTTCTAATAATTCCCATTGTTTATGTTCTAAACATAATTCAAATAGAAGTTGCCATTCTTTTCTCTTAATTTTAAGTTCTTCGTATGCCCAATGATCCATCAAAACCACTCCTGGCTAATTATGTCTTTACAATGCTCACAGATTCCCCAGATTTGTTTGAGTTGGTCTTCGTAGCATTTTCTTTTCTTGCAGATACAGCATTTCTCGTAAGGTCGCTCCATATTATCGATTCCTGTCCATATGGGCTATATAATATGCTCGGCAGAATGCCGTGCAAATCTTCTGATTTGCTTAAAATCGTTTTACGCAATTGCATATCGCGTGGAAGGTATGCCTTCCGACTCATGATTAAGATAAAAGGATTAGGGGTGGGGTTCGGGGAGTTTTAAGAACCGACGGGGGGTCGATGGGGATATGATGGAGAGCCTCTATATTATAGGAGTCATAATCTTAGGTTTTGGAGTCCTAGCCAAACTCTTGTTAGATCTAGGACACCAAATTGATGAAGGATTAATAGAATTAGATGAAAAATTAGCGTTAGCGATACGATCAGTAGTTGAAAAGATACCAGGACTAGGTGATTCTGAGCCGATTAATCCTATACAAATGGCATTTGCGCAGCTAATAGGAAACATGGCACAACAAAAACAAGTTATTATCCCGCCAAAAATCATAGAAAGAGATGAAAAAGGTCTATTTGTAAAAGAACAATAATAAACAACTATACAACCAGAAGTTGATATGGCACGTAGAAAAAAAGCCTCAAGACGCAGAAGCCCAAGATCGGTTTCACTATTGAATGTAGCAGAAAGTTATGCTTATGCTAATATATTGACATCTGGATTAATGGGAACTTCTCCTGTTGGATTCGTAACAGGTGCAACTGACCTAGGTTACAAAACGATAACCGATTCAGTTGCCGGTATCAAGACATCAACTATGATTGCAGTTGGTGGAGGTGCAATTTCTCTAGGAGATATTGTATCATCACCAGACCAGGCATTTGGAATTGTTCAAAATAACTTCATGAACAACTATCAACAGATGGCAATTTCTTCGATTGGAGTCGGAATCGGTTTCAAACTAGGCAAGAGATTACTTCGCAGACCTATATCAAACGTAAATAGAAATATTTTTCGACCCCTCGGAGCTGGGTTTAAATTATAGAGGTGAAATGAATGACTACGCAAAACGTAACAGGAGTATTGAATTGCTCCTCAGGATTTAAAATACCATTATCAGCAACTATTACTGACGGAACTGAGGTCTCATTGACCACAGATACAGAATTTACAGTAACAGCACAAAACATCGGAGACTTTGCTCCTGGTCAAACTGTTGTCTCTGGATTAATAACAGCAGGGGCTAATATGTCATATTGCTATATTCTAAGAAAGGGATTAATTCTAGCTCTAGTACCTTGGGCAGTTAAGGGAGTAGCGTGTGGCAATCCTTCACTACATAGGGCTGTAACTCTTCAGCCAGGAGATCAACTACGAGTTTTGACTATGGTTGCGGCTGCAAGAAATGCTGCTTTCTGTGTAGTAACTAATCAAGGAGTTCCTAGAATTTTCATAGGTACTGCTGCGGGTGCTGCAACAACACAGCTACTAGACCTCCAGACTTCGAATAGCGTGGGAGAGACGCTCAACGGCTCCGTAATTACTTCAGCCCAATTTACTTCAGTAGATCAGGCACTTATTACAAGCGTGGCAGGTGGCGCACAAGTAACAATGTCAAACGGCAACTTATCTGGTGCAGTTCCTGCAACTGATCCTATCGAAGTACAACCGGCCATGAAGCCAGTCTCAATCCCTGTATCTCTAAACTTTACAGCACAATATATTACTTCTGCTTAAGGTGATCTAAATGAAGATGACAAAAGCACAAGGTCGCCGAAGATTGGCAGAGATGGAATCTAAAGCGTTTAAGTTGTTAGGTGCTGGTTATATGTCTCTAAAAGACTTTGAAGCAGTTCAAAGGATTGTTAAAACACGTTCAAACCAATTAAAGTGATATGATATGCCTCTACCTAATGCTGAAAAACGTAGCAATAGGATTTATCCCATCATTAAGGGGAAGACGCTTGAAGAGATCGCTTCTGGTGAGAATCCTACCATTGATAATATTGGTAAACCGATAGATGTAATGCTATTGAATGAGGATGAATTAAGAAGATTAGTATTGATTAAATTCGCAATTACTGCTTGTGCTGGTGATTGGGATGGATTTTTGACTTAGGAGATATAGATATGCCACTACCAGACGCACCAGATTACTCAAAAAGAATTTATGAGCTGCTAAAAGAGACTGATCTAGAGAACTTAACTTACTCTCAGTTCCAGGGCGTGGCTGAAAAACTATTCATTGAGCCTGAGAATGAAGATGAAATGCGACGCCTGGTATTAGTTCAATTTGCTAGGATGGCAGTTCGTGGTGATTGGGATGGATTTTTGACTGGTGGGGGCGGTGGCGGCGCTCCAACAGATGCAGAATATGTAGTGATGGCACTCAATGGTACTCTAACTAACGAAAGAAAGCTAACAGCAGGTGCCAGGGTAACGATCACAGACGGCGGTGCAGGTGGTAATGTAACAATAGCTGCAGATGCAAGTCCTGTTACTTCCCTGGTTGCAGGTACTAACATTACATTAAGCCCAGTTTCAGGATTAGGTGATGTAACAATAACAGCAGCTAGTGGATCAGGCGCACCAACTGACGCACAATATGTTACTCTAGCAACAGATGCTACATTAACCAATGAAAGAGTATTGACTGCTGGTTCTGGAATTACTCTTACAGATGGCGGCGCTGGTTCGACAGTTACTATTGCAGCTAGTGGCGGCGGGGGATCATCTATTCTTCCCGGTGCGGGTGACATGGGTTCAACATTTGATACGCTAATGGCTAGTGGAGGTTTATTTGGTGGAAATACTATGTCATCATCAACATTTACTTGGAGCAATAGTTATGTTCATTTTGTCCCTATTGTATTTCCAAAAGCGGTTTCAATAACAACAATTCAATATTCAATACAGTCTGGTTCATTTACAGGTAAATTAGGACTTTATTCATCAGGTAGCAACGGATCACCAGATTCATTAGAAGTTGAAACTGGCTTGCAATCTGCTATAACTACAGGTTACTATTCAGCCGGTGTATCATCAACTTCAGTTACCGCCAATACTCTTTATTGGTTGGGTATAGCACAAGGAGACACTGCTTCGAGTGTAGGACTTAGAGCAATGAAAAACGATGCACAAGGCGGGAATTATGTTTACATTACTGATATTAGTAATTTCAATACATTACAAATGAGGACTTCAGTTCAAGTTGGGACTGATACTGCCCTTCCTACTACTATTACGACTTCGGGGTTAGAATCATTATACGGGCTTCATCCAATGTTAGGGGTTGGTTTCTAATGATAGTGCCAACATACATGAATCATGTTGATTTGGGAGGAAATGTTACCCAAGAACAATTACCAATGATATGGGATCAATTGCGCCAACATCGAAATAATGAATTAAATAATTCTGATTGGAGATTTATGGCAGATCAAACACCTTCTCAAGAATGGATAGATTATAGAGCATTTCTAAGAAATTTGCCACAAAATTTTGAAGATGCTTGGTCTGCTGGTGACGCTTGGAATCAATACGACATACCGGAGTGATTCGGAATGCCTAAGCCAAAACCAGACCAAGTCATTAGACATGAAATTGTATTAGGACGATCAGAACGAGAATTAATTTCAGACGGATTACTTGCTTACCAGGTAAACAGAATTTCAACCCCACTTGTAGCTCTAATTTCAGATGTCTCGGCTATGTCATTAAT